CAGTCTTAGTTAATATTGCAAGATAAATTGTAATAGCTTCATTTGATAATGAACCACTATCCCATACAACTGTTACTGTAGTATTTGTTGAAAATGTTGTTGCACTAATTGTACCATAAATAGTTCCTGTTGAAGAACCTACAGCTTTTACTCTACGACTAACATGATAAACACTTGTTACATCTACACTTGATACTGTAAATGAAGTTGCTGATGCGTAAGTAATAGTAAAACCATTATCTCCATCACCATAAATAACCCATTGAGAATCGTTATACCATTCTCTAAGTTCCGCACCTAAACCTCTAAAACAGTTATTAATATTAGAAGGCAACATACCTTCTGCTGTATTAATACTTCCTATTGTAGTGTTATTTGCTGCGGTTAAACTATAATCTTTTATTCCTGCCATATTAATTTCCTATAAACCATGTGAAAACTTTATCGTTTTCTGTGTTAAATTTATTTATATATTCGTTTAATGCTACTTCTACTTGTCTTTGAAAATATTCTTGAGTATCAAAAGAATATCTTACGTTATCAATATCTAATTCTGTTATATCTGCCATTATCTAATTCCTGCTGGTGCTGCTGTTACATCAATACCTTGAGCATCATTCCAAATAGTTCCAGAAGCTATTTTAACATTAGCTCTAACATATCTACCAGATTGTCTCAATGGTGCTATACCAGTAGTATTTGCTGCTACATAACTAGAAGTTGTTGCAGTATCTACTAAAGCATCTCTAGTTTTAAGAGCTACTGTCGAAGCACAATCTACTATAGGTCTAACTCCAGTAATTTTAGTTCTTTGTCCTGGAATAGGTTCTATTTCAGATGTTTCCATTTCTGCTTCTAATTCATTACCAGCAAAAATAGCAGCTTTATAATCGTTATTAATAGCACCTAAATATAATTGTCCACCATTCCAAAAGTCTGTATCTAGTGCAATATTAATATTATCTAAGTTAGTAGATATAATATCCATTAATTCTACAGTATATGCACCAACAAATTGTGTAAATATTGTTGAAGCATTTGCAGTAGCTGATGACCATTTTTCTGTAACATAATTATAAATTAATAATTTATCACAAATACCTGTTGTATTGTTTGCATTAGCAACAGAAGGATATAACCATAAAGCTAAGTTATTAAATGGATCTATTGCTGCAACAATACGATCTGTATAAGCTTTATTTAAATCAGCATCAAAAAATCTATTTACTTTTTCTGCACCAATTGCTTTTAGTGCATCACCATTAACTTCAAAGAAACCATCATCTGCATAAAAGAAAACTCGTCTATCTGTTTGTGTTACAGTCTGTCCATATACAGCACCACGATTAGCAGATATAACGGAAAATCTGAATACTGTTTGTCCGCCAATATAGTCCATACGAACAATTTGATTTTGTCTAAATACATATCCTATTTCACCTGAAGTTATAGCTACAATTTTACCACCAGCTCCTGGAATATCTTGAAAGTCAGCTTGTTTTTTTCCAAGTTCCCAAGTAGCAATATCATCAATACCACTCCATTGTACTCTATTAACATTGGTTGGTTGATTTCCAGTAACTAAAAAATTTCTTATAATACCTGATACTCTAAATGTAGGTACAGTTCCAGATGTAGCGATTGCAGATAAATTTTCAAAGTTAGTTGAAGTTCCCATTAAGTAATATTGAGGAGCATCAACACCATTACTAGCTATAATATAATTTCCAAATTGCGTAAATGTCCAAAAGTCAGTAGCAGTTCCAGTAAGACTAGATTTACGTGAAGTAAATGTACCACCATCTAATTGGTAAAGATTAGTTCTATTACCAACAAAGTTAAAAACATTATTAGATCCATCTCTAAATGAACCTGCACCTTTTGAATCAGCTCCAATATTATTAGAACTATAACTAACTAAACTTTTAAAAGGTTTATAACTTTGTAAAGCATAATAAACATTATGAGCTACATTAGCTCCTTTGTTTAAATGTTTAGGTTGATCAGGTAACCATTCTCCAAATGCTAGTTGCATAATTACCTTCTTCTATAAAATGAAATATCAGTACCTATATCAGTATTTTGTACAACAGGAGATCCACCAAATGAATCTTGTTGATCATTACTTTCTAATCTTTCTAATGCAGTTTGATACATACCTATCCAGTTTTGAACTTGAGCTTGATCTATACCGCCAATAAAGTTAGCAGCATGAAATAAACTGCCATATAAATAAATAGATGGATGTGATGCTAAAATATAATTACTAGCATTATTAGATGATAAAGGTGTAAATGCTTTATAGTATTGTAAGTAACCTGTATAAGTTGTATCTGGACTTGGAGCAAATCTAAATTTTTCTACAGTATCATCAGATTCAATTGTATAAACTCTTGGTAAACCAGTAGTTGAACCACCTTTAATAGCAAATAAATTTGCAGGTGTAATATAATTTAAATGATATTTTGTACCGCCAGATAAAATATAAAATGATCTAACTGCTATAAATCCTGTTGGAACTGTAACTGTTTCACTATTAATGGTAACAGTATCAATATGTTCCATTTGTCTAATTCTTAATTTAGCATTAAGATCAGCTTCAACTAATTTTATAAAGTCATCAGATATTTCAGATGTAAGATCAGATCTATTAAGCCAGTTAGCTATTGTAGATTTTAATTCTGTATAGGTACTAATTGCCATTATATTTTTCCTTCTGCAGTTCTAAAATATCTATACTCATTAGAGTTTAATTTTTTTTTTAAAATTTTTTTACGTTCTACATCTGGTATTCCAAACCAATTATTAGTTCCATTATATTCTTTAGCCCAAATGGTTAAACAAATATTTGGAATACTAGCTACTCTTTTTAAATCTCTAGATTTAGAATAACCATTATTTAAATTAATAAGTTCTTTATTCTTTTTAAGAATAGGATCAACATCTTGAGTTTGTTTAATAGTAAGTTTACCATCAGATTCTTTAATATAATCTGAACGGACTACTCCATCAAACTCAACGTCTCTTAACTTGGACATTACTCAGTTAATGATGTAACGTATAAATTTCCAGAAGCACAAATTCCAGCAACTTTTTCACCTTCAGAAATTTTAATAATTTCTATTTCATTAGCAGGTAAATAAACTGTGCTAGTTGTTGCTGTTGGATTAACACCAATTTCGTAATGACAAGCAGCATCAGCTGCTAATCTTACATATTGTATATTTGCACCTATAGCAGAACTTTGAGCAGAAGAACCACTCATAGTTACTTTAGATGTAGATTTTGGTCTTAGACCATAATTTATAATTGCCATATATTTTTTTTAAATTAAAGAAGGGGAGATTGCTCTCCCCCTCAAGTTATATATTATGACGTTGTTAAGTCTGCAACAAGTCCACTAGCACCTTCGTTTCTAGAGATTAAAGTAAGCTCAACTAAAAGCTGTCTTTTTTCGCTATCACCAGTTTTTGATAACTCGTGCATAGTGAAGTCTCTTAAGAAACCTACTGACCAGTAGTCCATATCTAGAACCCACGCATCTCTATCTCTAGAGAATCTGTTAGGTACAACTTCTAGATCACCAAAGTCAGATGAGTAAACATCAATACTTGCGTATAATGTTTTATCTTCTGAAGCATCAAATCTAGTAGATCCACCTGTGAATCCAGATACTTTTTGTTTGTTGAAAGGACCAACCATTAAGATTGATGGATTTCCACCTGCATTCCATACAGATTTAATTACTGTTTTTAAAAAATCTTCTGTAAATGCTCTTTGTGTTCCATCAGTTCTAGCATCAGTACCATCACCAGTTGGTGAAGCACCGCTAGTTCCAAATGAGTCATTTGAGAACACCCATGCTCCAAGAGATGCAAATTTTCTTGCAGTTGAAGCATCACCAGTTACTTTAGCTTGGTTAGCAAGTAAAGTAGCTTCGATGTCTCGTTTTAGTTCCTTTGATTTTTTAGCAATTTGATAAGCTAATTCACTTGCTCTACCAGCTTTATCAACAGCTTCTTGAGTGCCTGTAATTACTACAGTTTTATCCATGATTTGCGTTTTATTTGCAAGTCTAGATGTAGCTGTAGAAGCATCAAGAGTAGCTTCATCGCCCTCAATAACAGCATTAGATGTTGATGCTGCAGCAAGTGCGTCTGTTTGCCATTCATGTGTTGTTGATTTAACTTGTTCTCTTGCAGCTGAACTCATAAAAGGAGTATCAGTTGGAGAAATAGAATAAATCACATCTTGTAAGTCCTCTCTAATACCTACTGCATCGTAAGTATCGAAAGTATTGGTTGGTTGTGCCATTTATTTTTCCTTATTTTTTTTGTGTTATCATTTGAAGTATGGCAGACTGCGCATCTTCCATGCGACCGGTCTTTCTTACTTTCCCAATTTTTTGTTTTATGACATCACGAACTGAACTATCTGTTTTGGCAACACCAGCTTTAATAACTTTTGGAGCAGTAACTACCTTTTTTGGAGAAAGGTCTTTAGGTGCTTTAGAGTTTTTAAATTGCATAGCATCTTTAAGAACCAATAAGAATCTATGATCTGTTAATGAAGATATTTCATTATCTTTAAATCCATAATCAGCTAAAACTTTTTTAGCATTATGTTTAAATTCAGTAGATTTTACTGGATCTGCAAACTCAGGTATGCGTTCTTCTGCAAGTTTTATTTCTTTTTTAAGATAGTTAGTAAATTCACTTTGAAAAGCTTCATCAGCTTTTTTGCGTAAATCATTAATGCGAGTTTGTTGTTGTCTAATTTTAAACTCTAACTTAGCCGCTTGACTAGGATCTTCTTCGTATAATCGATTAAGATCTGTAGCACCTAACTGTTCTTTAAAGAGTAAATCTGCAGATTGAATTGCATTATTTAGTTCTTTAATTCGAGAATCATAAGTCTGACGTAAACTTTCTTTTTCACTTTCAAGATTTTTCTTTTCAAGTGATAATTGATGAGTTTTTTGTCTATAATCTGAATCTCTAGAATAACCAGACTTAAGTTCATCGAGAGTAACCTCAAGCTCTTGACCTTGTACTTTTACTCGGTGGAGATTTGGTTTCTCAACTTCTTCTTGTTGTGTTGGTTGTTCTGTATTTTCTTCGGTTGTATTTTCAGTAGCTACGGTTTCTTCAACAATTTCGTCAGACGATGATTGATTGTTATTTGAAACTTCCTGAGTTTTAACTTCAGGTTCTACTGATGGTTCTGCTTTGACTACTGGTGCTGATTGTCCTTCTTTAGGATTCAGTAAACCAAGTATTTTCTCAGCAGCACCTTGTACAGATTTATCATCTGCCATATATGCTCCTTTAGGGTTATCGTTTCGTAATTATTACGATTGACGTTTTAGGTTATCTAGCTCATGGGCAGCTAGTTTGCCAGTCTCCATTACACTAACAAGATGTCCTTTTATTTTGTCTAGCATATTAAATGCCATCCAAAGAACTTGTCTTTGTTCGTGGTCGGAATATGAAGTTTTAAATATTTCTAATCTATAAGATTCAGATAAATATTCAAAAGCTTCTTTCAGCAAGGGTTCTTCTAATAAAATAGAAGCTTGTTTACCCCTGAGAATTTGTTGATCCAGGTTCGATTGTGGAATTTTTTTGTCCATTATTAAAAAACTCTTTTTGTCCTTCCATTATCTTTTTAAATATATCACTTGTTGTAGCAAGTTTTTGAGATTCTATCATAGATCTATTCTTTAAATCAATCTCATTTATTTTAGTATTATATTTAAGTTCTAATTCTTTAATTTGAAGTTCATAATCAAGTAATTTAGCTCTCATTTCAGCTTCAATACGTTTTAACTCAACATTAGTTTTAATAACTTCTCTTTCGTTTTGACCTTGTACTTGAGCTAATGAAACTTTTTCAAATTCAGTTGGAGGTTTAGGAGGCAACTGTGGCATTTGAGCTTGTCCAACATCTGGATCCATAAAGTATGGCTCAATATTTCCAAGTCCTGCATTTTCTATAAGTTTCTTTAATGTATTGTAAATGTTTCTTAAATTAACCATTGGGCCATAAACATTTTGTTGAAGGTTTATAGCTTGTAATTGTCTTTCAAGGATTGAAGTTAATAAAATTAACTGTTGTTCTTTAGATCCTGTACCTAATCCTACAGCTACAGTAACATTAACTTTATCTCTCCATTCAAATGGTCTCATAGGAATAAACTTCCCACGAATTTTTAATATCTTTTCTTTTTGTTGATACTTACAAACTAATTCAAACATTTTGTATCCTAAATCTTTAATACCTGTTTCAGCAAATATTCTAGCAATTAACTCCATTCTCATTTGAGATTGTGTTAAGATCTGGTTAATACCAGTTGCAGTTTTGTTTAAAGTATTTGGATCTAATCCTTGTGATTGTTTTGTAATACCAGTTCTAGATTCTTTTACTGAATCTAAATATCCTAATAGTCCTGCAGCTTGATCACCAATCGGTTGAGTGTTCATAGCCATCATAACATTAGATGGTGGTTGTTTAGTTCTAACAATACCACCTGGTCTATTAGTTAATAGATCGTCTAATGAAACTTGTCCGTCTTGTACTGCAATACGATTATTATTTGTTAGATACATATTATCTAACATCTGTCTCATTACAGTTGATTTAATTAATTGTATATCTTCTACTAATTCAGAAACTGATCTGCCATAAAATCTGTGTGGCATAATTACAGGAGTTATAGAAATAAATGGCATTGAATCTACTTCTTCAATACTAAGTGCTTTATATGTAGAATCTCCTGCAAGTAATATTTTTACTAATTCTGATTTGCCATCATCATTAATATCTATTCTAGAATAACATTCATGAATTAAAATCTCATCTGATGATTTATCTCCATCATCATTAAGTCCAACAAGATCTTCTTGGTATCTTACTTGATTATCTTCTAAGTAATCAATTGAGTTACCAGTAGGAAGTTTATTAATTTCATCTTTATCAAATCCCATTTCAATTAATTGAGATCGAGTCATATTAGTTCTATGACAAATAAAATTAGCTGAGTTAATACATTTAGCTTGACGTTCAATTAAAAATTCTTCTGGCGGTACAGGTTCAATTCTAACCTGACCAAATGATTCTGTTTTTTTAATTACAATATCATGATAAGTAATTTTATCTATTTCATTATTATCTTGATCTAATAATGATTCTTGATATTCGCTATGTTCTGCAATTTCAATTTCTTTGTCATTAATTAAAAGATTGTATTCATCAGTTGTTAATCTTTTATATTCTTCTCTTGTAGTTCTTTGTGAGTTATCCCAATAAACTTTTAAAATTCCATTACGTTGTATAAGTGCATCTTTAAATGCAGTATATAAACTTATAAATCCTGAGTTTTCTTTATAGAAAATATAATTTAAATAATCTGAACATTGTCTAGCAGTTTCAGAATCTTCAACACCTACTGGCTCACAATGAAATACATTTTCACCAGCAGTAAATATTCTCATTAATGAAGGTAATAAACTTTCAACAGTATCAGAAACATCTGTACTAACGACTTGTGATCTGCCTTCTACTTCATTTCCAAAAGGTTTTCCTAAATAATATTCTAAAGATTTTTTTCTTCTGTTAACTATTTCACCACCGATAAAACCAGTTGATGATTTAATTTCTTTATTTAATATTGCTATAATTTCTCGTTCAGTTTTCATATTACGTATTTTGTATCTATATAGATTGGTTTTGTCCATTGACTTGTATCAATTGGACTATGTACACAACCATATCTAAATGCGTCTGCTGCATGTGAACACCAGTCATGCAAAGGTTTATTTTTGAATACTTGGTTTCTTTCATCCCATTGTTTTCGATATTGACGTAAGGCATCTAAACCAATCTTACATTTTTCTCTATCAAAATAACAATATGGTAAAGTATTTCTAACACTTTCAATTCCGTGATCTACTTCAAGTTTAGCAGCAATTTCAAAATTAATTCCAATTTCATTAGCTACTTCTAATCTTGATTTACCAGTACCTAGTTCTCTAGCTACTATATCATGTGGAGCTACATGTCTATTATAGTTATAATTTTTACTCTCTAAAACTTCAGCATAGTGATATAAACTTTCGCCTGAAGTTTCATAATAATCTATAACGTGTATTTCTTCACCAACTCTTTGTATAAACCAAATTGCTGTTGAATCTCCAATACCTAAATCCCACCAAGTCTCAACTGGTATAGATGTATCATAAGGTACTTCACAAATTCTATTTTCATTATCTGCTGTTGTAATGAGTTTACCATAGTAACTACCACTTACTGCTGCAGTAAATGAACATTCAAATTCTTGATTATATTGCTCCTCAGTCATAATAGACTGAGCTTCTTTTAATTCTTCATTTGGAATAATTTGAGTTTCTGAAGCTCTATATAATTGACCAAACCAATCTTTATGTCCACGTTTTGCATAATCGTAAACTTCCCAGAATTGATTGTGGCCCATTGGAGTTCCAATAAATATAACCCAACCATTAGTATCTGAGATTGCAGGTCTAATAATTTCTGTCCAAGTTCTTGGAGACATGATTGCATACTCATCTAGTACGACACCATTAAATCCCATACCTCGAAGTGAATCGGCATTATCTGCACCATAGATTTGTATGCGTGATTCATTATATAAATCTACTCGTAATTCAGATTCATTACGATCACCACCAAATGCCATAAGTGGTCTTGTATAAAATTTTAAATAATCCCAAGCAATTGCTTTGCCTTGTCTATAAGTTGGAGCTATGTATGCAAGTTTAGATCTTGGTTTATCTGTTGCAGTTTTAATTAATTCATTTATTGCAAGTACAGATTTTCCAAATCGTCTATGACAAACTAATACATTAAATCGTTTTAATGATTCATGTACTTGTCGTTGTAATGGTCTTGGTTTATATCCTACAGAAACTTCGTAGGTTTTATTCTTCCCATTTGACTTTAATGTTGAGCTGTCCATTAAATCCTATTCTACTTGTTGAGTTAGCAAGTTTAGGATGTACAAATGGAGCTGCTTTTTCTGCTGCATATAATTTTCTTTCTGGTGATGTCTTTGGACAATTAAGTACAGACAACATATAATCTAATGGTGATTGTTGATATTTAGTTGCTAAATCTTCAACCATTTTCCATTGTCTTTGTTTACGTGGTCCTACAGGTCTCCCAGCTCCAGGTCTTTTACCTCCTAGATTAGATTTTACTACAGGTAAAGATGTTTCTTCAACAACCTTTACGTCAACTATTTCTGTTTTAACTTCTTCAGTCATTAAAAATCTTCTAATCCACTATAAATTATAGGAGATCTTAAATCTCTACCTTCTCCAGTTTTAGGACCCATTTCATATCTTCTTCCTTCTGCACCCAAAGCATAAGCTGCACCAGTAAGAGCAGCACCTGCTACACCAAACTTAATACCTTTTTTAACTACAGATTTAACTGAGCTACCAAATCCTCTTTGAGCAACTAATTTTTTATTTACAGGTCTCCTGTAGATAGTTTCTCTTTGCGTTCTAACTCCTTCGCCTGGTATAATCTTTGGTAATTTTTCCATGTGGTCTCCCTATGTTATCGTTTTCCTTTAGCGGCTAATTGTTGGAATCTTTTTTTACCGTATTTTTTTCTTCCAATATATGCTGCTAAGGCTTTTGGATTCTTAACACCACGTTTAGCTAACTTACTTGTAAGTTGTTTAAATCGTGTGCCTGATCCAAGTTTTGGTTTATTCTTCATCGTCATCATTTTCGTCTGACAATTCACCAAACTCAGCTTCAAAATCATTTAGCAGTTCTTCTTGTTCTGCGTAAATTTCTTTTAACTGGTCAATGAAGTCTTGAACTGATCGTTCTCTTGGCATTTAATATCCTTTTTTCTTTTTCACTTTCATACCTTTTTTCATAGCAAACTTTTTAGCAGCTGCCATGCCTTTTTTTGTATATGAAAATTTCTTTTTTCCTACCATTGGCATATTAGATTTTCTCCTTTCTAATTATCTATTAACCCAATAAGCTGCGTAAAGCAACATCTCGAGTTGTTGGTGGAGCCATAGCAGGTTGAACTGGTCTTGCCAT